GCATCATCGAGATGTGCATCGGGAAACTAGTAGATTAAGGAGGACAAGAACTATGACTTCTGCAGAAGTTTATTCTTATTTCGAGTGCGACCAGCTCGCTATTAAGGTGGCTGGCGACAATGAATATACAAGAGATGATTGTGTAGGATCCATCGAAGTTGAGAGAGAGACCAAGACAGTCACAAAGAGCTGCCGCGGTGTAGTCAAGAAAAGAAAGACAAAGCCCACCGGCAATGGTACGATCACGCTTAAGCTTCACATCAAGCTGGAGCTGCATCGTAAGCTTACGGCGATGACCAATAAGGGACTGCAGCCCGGCATCTACGCATGGGACAACACCGTCCCCATGCCGGAAGCATCCATCACTGCCCGCGTAAAAGACGAGGACGACAACGTTATGTTCCTGGCATATCCGCGCACCAAAGTCGAGGAGCTCAATACACTGAGCATCGAGAATGGCGCGGAAGAGGTCGCCGAAGTTGAGATCAAGCTGTCCTACATGCCTGATGACTACAACAAGGGCGAATATCAGGCATTGGAAGATGAGCTGACAGGCAACGTTCTGACACCTGAAAACTGGATGACCACATTCAGCTCTGAGGCTGCACAGCTGAATTCATAAGGAGGATCTATGGCTGTATTCTACAAGATCAGCCTCGAAGGCGGAGAGAGCACCGAACTCACACTGAATCTCGGGGCGCTCTCCGAACTGTCGAAGCGTGAGAAGCCGCTGGTCGATAGGTATTTCTATTATTACAAGAAGCTGCAGCAGAAGGGCGCAGATCTCAATGAGCTGGAGATGGGCGAGATCCTGTATATCGCTTACAGAGCGGCCCACTGCAAGGATGATGACTGCATGGAGCTGCAGGACTTCTTGAATGTCCTTACGGACGACAGGGAGGAGCTGGGCCGTGTATTCGGACAGCTTTTCGGGCAGCAGGAAAAAAAACAGGCTTTCCCGATGCCTTCAAACGGGCGACCCGGAAAACGTCGGAAATAGGAATCAGAATGCCGGCTTTTAAGCTGGAAGAGATTGAGGACTACTACACGTATTACGTATTGATCCTTGGTATCCCGGAAGCGTGCTTCTGGGATGAGGATCTGCGGTTCCTGGATCGTGTGGCAACTGATAAAGCAGCCTATGATGGCTGGTACGCATATGCTATGAGAGAGGAGGCGAAACGTCGTGCCAAGCGCTAAGAATGAAGCGAAGATACGCTTTACAGCGGAGACATCCGAATTTAACCAGGCGCTGAGAGATGCAAACTCCGACTTGTCAAGCCTCCGGGCCGAGATGAAACTGGCCGAAGCCCAGTTTAAAAATACCGGTGATGAGGCCGAGTATCAGAAACAGAAACTGGAATTACTGGAAGCATCTCTTCAGGCAAACCATGATAAACAGGAGGCTTTGACATCCAAACTGGAAGTAGCGAAGCAGATCTACGGCGAAGATTCTGAAGAAGTCGCCAAACTCGAGAGAGCTTTGACCTATGCGAAGACGGAAGAACAGAACCTGCTCAACCAGGTGAATGATACAAACGGCGGCATGGACGCCCAGAAGGAAGCTGCTGAGGGCGCCGGAAATGCCATGGATGATGTCGCAAGTATCCTTGTAAACGCCGGCATTGCTGACAAGATCAGAGAGATCGGAGAAGCGGCCATTGACATGGCTGGTGATTTCTCGGAAGCCTCAGCAACGATCGTAGAGGGCACAGGAGCTTCCGGAGAAGCTCTGGAAGATCTTAACCGGCAGGCTCAGGACGCTTTCGGGCGGATCGCTGATGCAGATGCTGACCTGAACAGTATTTCTTCTATCCTGGCCGAGCTGAACACGCGATTCGGACTCACAGGCGATGCAGCGGAAGACATGACTGTTAAGATCCAGCAGTTCGCGCAGCATACGGGCACAGACGGCACCAAAGCTGTCGACTCCATAGCTGACATCATGCATCGCTGGGGCCTTGACATTGAAGACGTGGACGGCCTTCTCGATGATCTTACTACGGCGAATCAGTCATGCCAGATGTCTGTTGATGACCTAACAGGATATCTGACAAAGAACAGTACGCAGTTTCAGGAGCTTGGATACAGCACCGAAGATGCACTGGCGCTGCTGATCAGCCTGTCTGACGGTGGAGCAAATGTGTCGAACGTCATGTCCGGACTTACAAAAGGCGTCAGTAATCTGTCCGGAGTAACAGATGACGTCCCCGGAGCCTTCCGGGATGCGGTACAGGCGATCAGTGAGGCCGGATCCGTATCAGAAGCACTTCAGGCGCAGGTCGGTGATACAGGAAAGACTGTCGAAGAGATCTTCGGCAAAAAGGCTGCGCAGGAGCTGGCGACGAATATCCAGAACGGATCCTTCGCTGTTGAGGACTGGACATCCGTCCTTCAGGCGAACGAAGGCGCGCTGCAGTCCACAGCCGAGAACGCTACAACCATGCAGGATGCGTGGAGCCAGGCTACGAACAATGTTTCGCTGGCACTAGGCAGCACATTTGCTCCGGCGATCTCTGCCGTCGTAACGCAGGTCGCTGAAGTGATCTCCAAAGTCGCGCAGGTCGTGCAGGATAGCCCCGCACTGCAGGCCATTATTGTGGGCGTAGCAGTGGCATTAGGGATCCTGGCAACTGCACTTGCCATATCTGCGATCATACAGGGAGTGACAACAGCATTCGGACTGCTGAACACGGTCCTTTTGGCAAATCCTATATTCCTTGTCATAACGGCCATAGCGGCTTTAGTGGCTGCTCTTATATTCGCATATAACAACTGTGAGACATTCAGGGCGATAGTAGACAATGCGTTTACGATGATCAAAAACGTCGCTGTCAATGTGTTTAACAGTGTACAGACAACGATCACGAACGTGTTCAATGCGATCCGCAGTATCGCTGAAACGATCCGCGGCACGCTTTCTAATGTTTGGAACAGTATAAGGTCAACAGCATCCAGTGTCTGGAACGGTATAAGATCTACAGCTTCGAGCGTCTGGAATGGAATTAAAGATAATGTGATCAATCCGATCAGGACTGCATACGACAATGTGACGAGTAAATTCTCTGACCTTAAGAGCAAGATCGATGACAAGATAAACGATATAAAGAGTAAGGTGGAATCCACTTTCAACTCCATCCGAGAAAAGATGGAGAGCCCGATCGAGACCGCGAAGAATACGATCGACGGGATTATCAGTACGATCAAAGGCTGGTTCCCTTTCAGCCTTGGGCGTATTGTTGACAACATCGAGCTTCCGCACTTCTCCATCAGCGGAGAATTTTCGTTAAACCCTCCGTCTATTCCACACATCAATGTTGACTGGTGGGCAAGCGGTGCGGTCTTCAACAAGGCGACGTTGATCCCTACAATTAACGGCGTGCATGGTGTTGGAGAAGCTGGCCCGGAAGCCGTATCTCCGATCAGTGTTCTGCAGGAGTATGTGGGATCGGAAGTGCGGAGGAATGTCCCGCAGATTGATTACGATCTTATGGCAGATAAGGTTGCCGGAGCTTGCGCGAGAATGAATATCAGTATTGACGTTGACAAGCGTCAGATTGGACGAGTAGTGAGGGAGGTGCAGACGACATGACTTTATACTATGAAGGCTCGGATGGGTCGATCATTGATTTCATGTCAGGCGGGATCTATGCGCAGGATCCCGAGACCCTCACTGCGAGCAAATGGAAGTATTCGACCATATCCGGAGTGAACGGGCTCGGACGCGTAAAGACCTTTTACAAGGACGCGGAAGAGGCTCCGCTCACACTGGCGATCATGGCAGACTCGGCGGAAGAGTTCGACAAGATCATGTATAAGATCCACAGGACTTTTGACCGGGACATCAGACGAATGCGTCCCGGAAAGCTGTGGTGGAACGGTTTCTGCAGGGAAGTGTTCGCTGTTGTCACTTCACATAACGGTTTCGAGGAACTGTTTGAAGCTGTCGAAAAGGATGTTACGTTCTTGTCTGTGTATCCATACTGGACAAAACGTTATACATACTCATACAGTCCTACATCTTCCGGAACCACTGGGTCCCTCGACTTCGAGTTTGATTTCGACTTCGACTTTGATGCGGAAGAGATCGCGGAAGTCGTAGAGAATGACTGTATTGATGCAGCGAATTTCGAGCTTCGATTTTACGGTCCTTATACAAATCCTTCCGTTACTATTGCAGGTCATGTCTATGGCGTGCTGGATACACTTGAGGACGGAGAGTTCATAAGCGTTAATTCGCTGACGAAAAAGATTATTAAGTCTGATGCTTACGGAAATACAGAGAACGTATTCCATCTGCGCGACAGGGATAGCTACATCTTCGAGAAGATCCCTGAGGGAAGGACAGTAATCAACCGCGACAAAGAGATGCGTGTCGACGTCACGATCTTCGACGAAAGGGGTGAGCCTGATTGGATCTAATCTATGCTGATGAGAATCGTAAGGACATCGGCGTATTAAGTTCATATGATTTCGACATGGCCTATGGCAAGGATGAGAATGATTTCTCATGTGCGGTGGATACAAGGGACCACTGCTGCGGTAAAGGGTATTACATCTACGCAGAGAATACCGAATACGGCGGTACCGTGGACAGGATCCGGCCGGACACAGCCAAGGGCGAGATCAAATACATTGGTCGGACCTGGCATGGTGTCCTCGAATCCCATGTGATCTGTCCTCCTGAAGGAGAAGACTATCTTATCCTGTCCGGTGATGCAAATGAGATCCTGCAGGAGATATTCAACCGTATCGGCTTGTCTGATCTGTTTGTCGCCAGTGACGAAGAGTCTGTGGAGATCACGAACTATCAGTTCGACAGATATGTGTACGCTTATACAGGGATCCGCAAGTTCCTTCAGGACAACGGCTTGAAGCTGGCGCTCTCATGGAAGAATAGTATGGTCGTCGCGTCGGCCGAGCCGATCAGCGACTACTCACAGGATGAGGAATTCGATACGTCCCAGGTAGACTTCACTCTGGAGAAAAACTACCGTCCTGTTAATCACATCATTTGTCTTGGGCAGGGTGATCTTAAGGATCGTGCGGTTATTCATATTTTTGCAGACGAAAACGGCGGGATCTTACCGTATCTGCACGATATGAGTAAGGTCCCGGTAGAGGATAGCGACTATATCCTTGACACTTCCGAGCAGCTCCTGACCGGACATGATGAGATCCAGCAGATCTATGACTTCCCCAATGCCGAAACAACGATAAATTATGTGCAGCTGATATCTGAGCCAGATGACTGGGATACAAGCTGCACATCTTATTTTTATTATGAGCCAGGCGGTTCTGATGCGGACAGTGGCGGGTCTTACAAGAAGGTTGAGCTGATCAAAATCGATTACTTGCTGCAAACCAAACAGCCTTATGACTGGACTGAGAACTTCGGCAGCTACTATACCTACAACGGATCAGCATATGTGAAAGTGACCGGCTCGCTGACATATGCACTCCTGCAGACAAAGCCCGGCAACTGGGCGTCAGCATACAGAACATATTTCACCAAATCGGGCAGTACTTATACTCCGGTAGCTGCCGTAAACACTACGCAGTACGTCCGTCAGACAAAACAGCCGGCAGACTGGCTGAAGAACTACGGCAACTACTATGTGTACTGGTCCGATGGAGTGACGTCAGAATACCGCAGTGTATCAGGGGTATCTTACAACACCTATCCCATGCAGACGCAGAAGCCTACTGACTGGGCAACGAACTTTACACAGTACTACCGCAGGGCGACCGCGAGAGAGCTGCGCAAGAACAAATGGCAGACATTGAAGCCTGTGACGCGGGATAAAAAGGGCAGGATCCCAGCATGGAAGCCAAAGACTTATTACACGAAGGTATCACATCAGAAAGCTCCGGCATGGAACGCCGGGACAAGGTACACGAAGGTAACGAAGTCAGTGGCTCCCGCATGGGCGGCCAATACTTATTACCAGTCGAAGGGCACAACGGCTCCCACATGGGCAGCGGGGACTTACTACAGTAAGACGAATCTCACAGTGCCTCCGACATGGACAGCCGGAAAATTTTTCCGGCAGGCGATCGACCATTATGCGGTTATGGTGGCGGGTGCGATCCAGAAGATCGAAGAAGCGAACGCTTCTGACAAGATGGACATCGACCTGGCCGAGACGGACCGTATCTACGATGTCGGCGATATTGTAGGAACAACAGAAGCTGTGACTGGAATATCCGCGACGCAGCGCGTCATCAAGAAGATCATTACCATCAAAAACAATGATATTAACATTAATTACGAGGTGGGATAAATGGCTATCGAATTAGTAACAGGCAAAGCCGGTGTCGGGCATGTATCATCGGCCGATCTCGGCAGACTCCAGGCTGGAATCTGCGGAGCAGATCGGTATGTGCTCAGTACCGGCGGCAGATTTCCTTATATTATCGAATCCGCGAATCAGATCTCGATAGGTTCCGGTGATGCAGTAGACCAGGGCAGACATGTAGTCATCCCTACCAACAGTTCAGAGAGTGTCGGTATTCAGAACGGTAATGCCGGGAAGGTCCGTATCGACCTGATCGCAATCCAGTACAACAGGGATACAGCGTCGCCAAACGGCATCGAGACTGCCTTGTGGTGCTCAAAGGTACAGAGGTTGCGGAGGGATCAACACCCACGGCGCCGACACCCACGTCCGGCGACATCATCGGCGGAGCTTCTCTGGACCAGATGCCTCTGTACGAAGTCCTTGTCACTGCACAGGGTATCAGTACAGTGAAGGCAGTATATGAAGTCTTGAGTCCGCTGGACAAGGTGGGCGATCTGATCGACGAGGCAATGGAATCACTGCTGGACAGAACATATCCCGTCGGATCCATTTATATGACAGTGAACAACGCTAATCCGGCTACTCTCTTTGGTGGCACATGGGAGAGGATCCAGGGCAAGTTCCTCTTGGGTGCATCCTCCGGGCATGCTGCAGGATCCACTGGTGGAGCTGAGAGTGTGACGCTGACACAGACACAGCTTCCGGCACATACGCACTCAGTATCGGGCCATACGCACAGTGTGCCTAATCACACACACACCGTTCCTGCACACACGCACACGGCAACATGTTCTTCTGCCGGTGTGCATCACCATGAGATCCGGCGAACGATGAACGCTGCGTCCGGATCCGCAAGATATGCGCTTGAAGGTGCCACTGACGTAGTGAAACCTACACTGGACGCCGGAGCGCATACACACACCATTACAGCACGAATTCCACAGGAAGCTGCACAACAGGATCCGGAGGATCCGGAAACACTGGCAGCACAGGGAGCGGATCTGCAGTGGGTATCATGCCTCCCTTCTTGACGGTATACATGTGGAAGAGAACAGCATGAGGAAAGGAGTAAGATATGGCAGATAATTGGCAGGCTATCCCCGGATACGCCTCTAATAATTACACTGACACCATGGTCTTTGAAGTGGATGGTGCCACCAAACAGCTGCAGAAGATCTCCGGTCAGACGCTGATTGCCGGAGAGAAGAACAGTCAGTATATCCGTTTCATGATGCCTCGGTACTGGGATGGTATCGACGTGTCCAATAAGAGCATCCGTATCATCTATGACCTGAATAACAGCCTTTACTTTGGCAGTTCGGAAGCGGTCGGAGCTGAGAGGACGGATGACAAGATCCGGTTCGGCTGGGTAGTCCCGGCTGAGGCATGTGCTGTCAAAGGCATACTGCTCTTTGTCATCATCGTGCAGGATTCTGGTTACGTCCTGAAGACTCAGATCACAGAGACTCCGGTCCTGAAGAGCCTGAATGAGAACGGTGACATTCCGGAGCCTACCAAGGAATTATGGTACAGAGACTTCCAGACCAGAGTAGAACGGACCTTATCGTCTGCAGAAAACGCAGTGGAAGAAGCACATGCAGTCCTGGAACAGGCTCGGTCCTTTATCGGATCTCCGCTTGTAGCAGAGACGGCAGCTGCCATGGTAGACACAGAACGGATCTATGTGTATACAGGATCTGAGTCCGGATATACGTCAGGGAACTGGTATTACTACAATACCGGGACTTCTGCATGGACTTCCGGAGGCGTTTATAATGCGGTAGCAGTGGATACCGATACTACTCTTACCATTGCCGGAAAGGCTGCAGATGCTAAGGAAACCGGGGACCAGATAAGTGAGTTAAAGAGCGGTTTTAATGACTTGTACAACACCGCTTACGTCAC